CTTGACAACCCCGAAAAACCCGTGTGCAATGAGGAAGTTTGAACTGACCAGTCCCGCGTTCGAGGGATGCGTGACCTACGGCTTCGACGATGCCACCGACCGTCTGGTGATGGTGGATATGTCGTCGGTGCCGTTCTCGGAGGAGATGTGGAACTGCATCTGGAAGAACCTGCCGGCCACCTCGCGCCACATCAACGGAGTGAAGGGCCGCACCGGCGTAATCACCGAGGTGACAGATGGCGAGGTGACCTTCGATATGTTCTGGCAGCGTTACGACGACAAAGCCCGCTCCAGCAAGGTGAAGACCCGCAAGGCGTGGGACAAGATGCCCGCCCGCGAACAGGTGAAGGCCTACAACTATGTGCCGAAGTACTTCCAGAGCATTCCTCCGGGCGTGTGCAAGAAGTACGCCACCACCTACCTGAGCGACCAACTCTGGAATAACTGAAAACTGAAAATTGAAAACTAAAAGACCTATGAAGATACGTTTGAAGTTGACGGGGCAGGATATGCAGGTGCTGGGGCAGTGCGTGCTGATGGCAGGACGGAAGATGCAGATTTCCGGACTGGATTCGCTGTTGGCGGCCACCACTTTGGAGGATCTGTTCATCCGTATGCACCGGCAGTACGCACCGGGCAAGGGGAAGTTCACCCTGCGCCTGAGTCTCACCGAGGCGGCGGTGCTCACCAAGTTCGTGCTGCCGCAGATGATGGCCGTGGCCGGCACTCTCCCCTTCTTTGTGGCCAACCCCATCGTCGAGGCCATCGACCACCGCATCGACAGCGAGGTGACCATCTACAACAGTATGAAAAACAACGATTATGACGAACAGTGACCTGCAACTTCTGTACTCGGTGATGGTTGACTACTACCATTGCACGTTCCGCTTTTCGGGACGGCGCAGCCGCGACATTACCGACAAACGGGCGATGTTTGCGGTGGTGGCCCGCCATTTCGGGGCAAAGTATGTGGAAATTGCCCGTTTTTTCGAGATTAAGAGCCACGCCACGGTTTGGCACGCTGTCAGGGTGGCGAAGGGTTATATCGACGTTTATCCGGCGTTTAAAAAGCAGTTCTATGACATTTCTGATGAGTTCGAGTTCCGGAAGGCGGTGGGCTTGCTGGCGCAATGACCATTCCGCCATTTGACAAAACTTCGACATTTTACGACCAACGCCCGCTGTTTCGCGGGCGTTTTTGTATTTTTGCGGCATCAACAAAACTATATGGCACGTAACAGATTGAATTACTTGCTGCACTGCAAGAAAGTGGTGGAGATAGTGAACCAGCACTACGAGGAAGGGTGGACCACATACGCCGCCGTCTGGCGCAAGTATGTAAACCCGGTCTATCCAATGAGCTACGCCACTTTCATCAAAATCATCAATATGTCGGGGCTTGACCGTCAGATTGAGGAGGCGAAGGCCAAAGCTGCCAGCGAGCAGGCCCGCAGACTTACCATCAGCCGCCGCCAGCTTTCACTTTTTGATTAGTTAAAAGTTCAGGGCTGCTGGGGAGTGGTCTGTTCCGTTGTTTCTTCAGGTGTCTCCTCAGGCGTTTCAGTCGGAGTTTCAGTTGGAGTGGATGATGCTGCCGATTCACGCTTTGACACCACAGGATTGAGGGTAACGTACCGTTTTCTCGGCACAATTACGTTGCCATCCACTCCGGTCATCGGTGTGTTGGCCGAATTGTCCGTTACCTTGCAGATGTATTCCTCCACGCTGTCCACAAATCGTTCGTGGTTGTGGTTGGGGATGGTTTGGGTGCGCATCCACGTGTTGGTGTTTGGTGCGGAGAAACCCTGTAGGGCGGCCACCACACTGTCCACAATATCGAGGTAAGCCAGTGCCAGTTCCTGTTCCTCGTCCGGAGTGTAGTCGGCGGTGAGGGCGTGCCACTCGGTGACGATGTGCAGGCGGATGGTGAGGTCGGCATCCTGCACACGGTTGCCCAAGGTGCGCCATTGCAGGGGGAGGAACTCCACGAAGATGGCAGGTGTTTGGAACGGGGTCTCCTGTTCGATGAACTCCACCTGCTGGTTCCAGAGGTCGAAATGTTTGAATAGTGGTTCGTCATCCGCACCGGGGATGTTCTTCAGGCGGTCGATGATGGCCAGATAAAGCTGCTTTTTCATTGCTTGGTGATTTGTTTGAGTTTGCGTTCTATTTCGGATATGATGAGGGCGTTGAGCTCTTCGCTCTCGCCCATAAACTGTCGTTTGGGCATAATGAATCCTTTGCCCCTTCCGGCGCGAAGGCCTTCGTTGTGGACACGTCCGTAGGGTTCTTTTGAGAATGCCGACGGGGCAGTCCAGATGACCACCTGTCCGTTGGATATGGACTTGATTTCAATGGAGCGGGCGAGGTCGCCGGTTTCACCGGTGAGGATCTTGCGGGTGGCTTTTGCTCCTTTCACGTGCGGGTCGGTGCGGCGTTTCACCTCCTGCCACTTCACCCGACCCCACGCCTCGTTCTGGAAGTTCTTCTTGAAGTAGCTTACGGCGGTCTTGCCGGCAATGGTGGGCGCATACTTGGCGAAGAGTTCTTTGAACTCCGTTTGGAGACGGTTTAACTCCTGTTGGAACTGTTCGGGGGACATATTAGTGCTGTTTTTTTGATGTACTTTTTCGCAACCTTTTGGCAGAAATCTGTCCAAAAACCTTGTGTCTGTTCATCCGTTACGCCATAAAACCACCGCTGTTTGTGTTTGCCATACCAGCGATAGACAATCAAACTGTCATCCTCTCGCTCAGGATGTGGCAAAACGTTTAAAACATTAGCCACACAAACACTATGTTCTGCTCTATCGTCGTAAAAATAGTATTTCTTACCTACCGTTATATCCATGGGTGATGCTGATTTTGTATTTTTGCTGCGCAAAAATAAGAAACGCCCGTGGTATGCGGGCGTTTTGTGGATATGGAAGGGGTAGTTATGCTCTATTGGAAGACCCTTTTCATAAAACATCTTACTTTACCATAACTATTATTTTCAATAGTATAGGCTGTGCCATGCTGAATATCTTCTAAATGCCCAATTTTGCTCGTCCAAAAGCCATTCCTCAGCTGCCTTGCAGCATGAGTGCACTCATCACTTTCAGGTTTTGCATATAATGCAACTTTCTGATAACCCTCCTCAAAATCCCCATTTTCACAACACTCGTATCCCTTCAATTTGAACGCCTGGATAAAATTTTCGATCGTCGGTCTCATCACGCTATTATCAGGCCAATAGTCCACGCCATCAAGAAAAGGATGCTCTCCAGTATTGGGCCACATCCAACGGTTGTCAATGTTGTATGCCCAAGCTATACAATTATAGTCCGAAGTCTTCTTGCTGGTTATTTTAAAATTCTGATCAGAAGCAAGGCGCGGAAAAATTCGGCATAGCAACTTCCCTATTTCTTCAACTCTTTTACCCATAACTTACAAGCTTCTGAAATCGTAAGATTGGCTTTATCGGAAATTTTTCTTTTATATATAAAGTTCAATGCCCATACAAGATTCGATGGATTTCTTTCTATCTCTTCCACAATGAAAGGAACGACAGCGTACTGCATTGCCACTATTGATTGGAAATCCGGATGTTCTACAATTGCATTCACAGATGACAGATAGCCAGTTTCCTGCATCCATTTTTCATAATGCGAATTGAAGCGAAGTTTATTGGAGTAGAAAAGAGAATTGTCATTGTCGGCAACAGATACAAACTCACGGGTCTTGCTGTCGGTTATGGTAGTGAGTATTTTCGAGTAGTCATCCACACTGGAATATAAAAATGCAGGTGCCACCGCCATACCGATAGATAAAGTAATCGGCTTCAATTTGTTTGTCAACTTCGTTATCTGCATAAATCAATTGTCTTTTGTGTAATGGATTCAAAGAACAAAGTGTTTTTTATATCCCTGATTTTTTCAAGATTGTCGGAAATAGTGTCCACTTGGAACAAAATGGATTGTCTGTCCAGTACGTCAATGTCCAATACGTATGAATAACTATTATTTGTACTCGTTTCGACATTCTGATTGACGATGGCGTAGATATTTGTTTCGGGAATATCGTACTGCAGACGGAAACCATATTGTCTGATTGGGAAGGTCGTTTCACCTGTGCTGTTGGTGATAATGGTGGTCACATAGTCTTGTGGGATGGAGAAGTCTGGCAATTCAAATCTGTTGATGAATCGGATTGAAACCCTACTGACTTCTACATTGTTGAGAATATCAGAGAGCAACGAAAGAGTCTCCAGAACCTTACTTTTAAATTGATTCCATCCTGAATATTTTGTTTCATCAATAAAAGTTATGGTCCCTTCCGATATTTCAAGCTTTTCCTTTTGTTCTTTGGTGGTATATAAGAAACTGCTTAATTTTGCATCTGACGTGCCTTTGATGTTTGATTTGCCAAGCGGGATAGATGCGTTTTGCAGATTGATACCGATACTCATATTGTGTTTCCTGATGGGGAATTTGGCTCTTACACTGTTGTCGCACATTCCAAAATCTTCCACTCTGATATTTTCAGAATTAAACTTTAATTGAAACAAAGCCACCGCGACAGGCGGATTCGTAAGCTCAATATAATTACTCATCGGATTTGTTCTATTATTAAACTCCCGCTGCAAAAATACAACATTTTTTAATTTTGGTATTGTATATTCCAAAAATTATTGTATTTTTGCAGCGTAGAAGTTGTCATATTATCATTGGGGCGGGTATTTTCGTCTATGAGTATGATAGCTTCTATTCTTTTTTATATGAGGTGATATTTCTGCTGATGGTGTACAAATAATAATTTCCGTCTTCATGCAATACAATATTTAGATATGCAGGTTGTCCGTTGGAAAGAGTGATTTTTGAATAATAGTATTTTTTAAATTTGCTTTTTAGTCTAAGTGTTTTTCCTGTATTGTGAGACAAATCAACATCTGCATCCTTGACATAATGAGCATTCTGAAAATAATTTGAGGGATTCAGCAGAACCTCGTTCTTTAACCAATATAAGTTCTTCTTCCCGTGCATTGAATAAGCCGTTTCAGATATGCCCCAATCTGCAAAATGAATATCTTGCATGACCCCATTAATTTTGCATGGAAAGGTTTGACTTAAAAGAGGATTATCTTTTGCTGTAATCTTAAAATACTTATGTGCGGCAATTTCACAAACACCTTCCACGTTATCCCTTTCCTTGCGGTTCTTTCCCGCATTCTTGAAGTACGTGCATCCTTGGGTGAAGATTTCCCCTGTTACCGCGGGGTTGCCTTCGAGACCATTGGCGTGAATGCCTCCACCTTCGGAGCGTGCCTTCGCCAAGTCATCGGCTTTCAGTTCCTTCGTGTCAATCGGTGCATCGGTCTCCTCCCAGTCGCATTTGCAGTTCCAGAGGTTGCCGGGCTGGTTCTGTTTCCAAAAGTCATCGTTTTTGGGCAGGACCAGCCAATAGAATGCCTTATGTTCCTCCCGTGGGTTTGCACTGCGGGATGGTAACCATCGCAGGTTGGGATAGAGTTCGTTGGCGATAGGGTCAGCATTGAAGTCGTTCCACTGCTTGGCGGTGCGGGCACGAGCGGTGGCGGTGTTGTACTCCGCAGCCTGATAGCGGTTGAAAGTGTTCATCATTGCCTTGGCAATGTTCTTGAAGTCATCGTCGTTGGGCCATTCCTCCCGCTTTTTCTTCAACTGCTCGGTGAGATGGTATGCCTTGTAGGCGGCAAAGCGGCTTACATTGCTCTGTAACTGTGCCTGCAGCTCAAAGTATTTGTCGCCGTAGTCATCGGAACGGAACACGCCGCCCACGGCTTTGCGCAGATTGTCGGAGTAGGCCTGATATACATCGGAGTGGATGGTGCCGGCTTTGCCCTCCATCACATCCTTGATCACCTTCTCGTACAGTTCCCGTTTGGAGAGGTTGTAGAGCGTGGGGAAGGTGCGCAGCGCGTCGAGGACTTCGGCGGCGCTGCCGTGGAAGTAGAGGTTGTCAAGCTCTGCTAAAGCGTTTCGGACGGACAGGTCTCGGCCTGTCCTCAGAAGAAAAAACTCTTCAGGCGGTTGAGAAGGCTGTTGGCACCACGTTTGGGCTGCGGAACGTTTCCGTCACCGCCGTTTAAAGGATTGTTCAACGGTGTTTCAAAGGGGGTGAAACTGTTGGCCGTGCGCATCTCCTCCTTCATTGCCTCGTAGTTTTCCGGCTTGGGGATGTCAAACTCCTCATAGATATAGTCGTCATCCACGGGCACCTTGTCGCTGATGGCGCTGATGACGTTCCATTTCGTCTGCAAGGCATTCCAGTCCTGATCCGGCGAACGATACCAGATGGAGCCGCCCGCCACATTGATGCCGAAGCGTTTGAGGATGGCGCGGAAACGGGTGTTGAGGATGGCCAGCAGGAAGCGTTTGTCGCTCTCGGTCTTGGCATCCTCCACCTCCTTATGCACTTCGCCCAAGGAGCGTGCACCGTTCTCGCCTTGTTCGGTGGTGAGGGTGTTGCCGAGGATGGTCTTGGAGATGGAAGCGTCGCAGGCCTGTATGAGGCGGTCATACACCTCATTGCTGCCGGTGGATCCACCCGTTTCGTGTATCTTCAGCTCGGTGCTGCGGGGATGGATGCTGTAGCCGGCGCCGCCCCACTCCTGAAGCCCCTGCTCCAGCTTGGCACGGGTGGCTTCGTCGTAGTCATCGTAGATCATCTCACGGAAGGGCATTCCGAACATCTCGGCGAACTGGCTCCAATCGCCGAAGCCGCCGCGCTTGTAGATGACGTATTGTGCGGCTTTCACAAACAGTCCCTTGTCGTTGGGGTCGCCAGCCCAGAGCATATAGTTGGCTAACGGCAGCTCCTTGTACAGCCAATCCTTGGAAGTGAGTGACTGCTGTTTGCTCACACACTCGAATCCCTCTTCCGGATGGACGTGCTTGCGGGGAATGAGGTCGAAATCCACCTTGTAGGTCTCTTCATCGGAGTCGTACCAGATGCCGTTCACCTGTATGAGGGTGTAGCCCCACGCGATACTGTTGTGCAGCTCGCGGATGAGCAGACGCATATCGGGTGAGTTGAGCATTGCGGTGATTTCTTCGTCCTCCACGCCGTCACGCACAAACACAAGCTCCTTGTTCAGGACGGCATCCTGGCGTTTTCCCCACGTGGCCTCAATCTGCCCGTCGAGCAGGATGTCCTCGTAGAGGTCGTACAGGAGGGTGCGGTTGGGGTTGGTGATATTCTCGAACGCCCGGACGGCGCTCTTCCAGTTCTCGATGTCCTGCGTGTTGTGCGCGGCTCTGTGGATCTGGATATTCTGTACTATGATGTTGTCGGGGGTCTTTCCCGGTTTTCTCTTTGCGGCCATAGGTTAGTATTGGTTGTTGCGTTTTTTGTTGCCTCCGAAGGAGACGTAGGATGAACCGCCGGTGGTTCCGGTGAGGCGGGCGAGCCCGTCGATGGAGGCACGTTCGGCCTGCACCTCTTTGAGGAACTTGATGGCGTTGTTGTAGGAGGTCACGCGGTTCTCGGGCATCGACACGGGGTTGGCGATATTGAAGCAGTTGTAGAGGGCGATGTCCCTCACGAGCTTCACCACCATCGGCAGGCGGCTGTCGCCAGTCTTTGCGAACTCGGCGCGGATGTCGTAGCGTGCGGTGAGATAGCTTTCCACTTCGGCCTGTGCCTCGGCGATGGCCTGTTGCACGTTGTCGGTATTGCGGGTCACCACGGCGATAAGCTCGCTGCGTGCGCCCTTTTCAAGGTCTTCGGGCTGTAAATACATATTCAGTTAAAACTTGGATTGGTGTTGGTTGGGATTGGTGTAGTAGAGACACACTCTGGTCAGTTCAAGGTTGTCCTTAAGCCTTTTGTGCAGGATTCCCTTGGCGATGAGCAGATTGATACGTGAGCGGTCGTACACCCTTATCTTTCTGAACACTTGTATGACATAGTGTCGTTTGCCGGTTAACTTTTGCATCCTGTCTGCATGACGGATGGCGTTGCGTACCTGAAGAAATCTGATAAGTCGTTTGCATAATTCAATCATTTTGGTTAAACATTAAGGTTAAACACGTCGTTTATTTCGAGGGCGCTTGCCCAGTATAAGCTGTTCTGCCGACTGCTGCCGCGTCTTCTGTGCGGCGATGAACACGCCGCCTTCCACGCAGTCGGGACCGTCGGCGGGCGCTTTGAGCTGCGGGGTGACCAGAAGGAACTGTTCGGCCAGCCGCTCCATGTGGGGGTTGCCCCGCTCGGCCTCGTTGAACACGAGCCGGCAGTTGCGGTTGAGGGGTTCAAGGTTGCCCTCGATACGGCTGAACTTGTCGGGTTTCTTTCGGGTGTCGGGCACCATATTCAGATAATGGCCTTTCTCCTTGCCTTTGGCTGCAAACAGGGGGATGAACACCTGTTCGTAGAAAGGATCCTGAAGGGTGTTGTTCTCCACATAGTTGTAGAGCTGCGCAGAAGTTCCGTTGAAACTTTCGTTGATGTCGTAGAACCAGTCCACGAATTCGGAGTTGGTGGCGTGATCGAGGCGGCAGCGCAGGATGTAGAACACCCCGTCGAGCATCGCCACGGCGCAAACGGCCTTCATAGAATCGGCCTTATTCTTGGAGTTCGACGGGGCGGGGTCGCCATAGATGATGATGTGCCGGAAACGGTTGGCATTCGGCACCTTGCCCCACGTCAGTTCCTTGAACACGTCGCCTTCCGACAGCGGGTTGTTGAAGTACTCCTGCTGTGCGGCGCGGGTGCTGATCTTGGAGAGGATGAAGTCGATGTCCTCTTCGCTGTTCTTGCTCCAGGATGATTTTCCGTTCTTGTCGCGGATATTGATGATGTCGAACTTGTCGGCGGCCTTTCCGGCACGGGCGATGCAGCAATCCTTGGCGATGACGTTACCGTTGAACAGGATGCGGGCGTCGCCGGAAACGGAGATGGTAGGGATAAGCGCCTGTTCGATCCAATCCCACTTCTGCTTGATGCGGTCGGGGTTGCGGCACTCTTCATCGGTGTCAATATCGTCGATGAGGATGAAGTCGGGACGTGCGGCTTCGTTACGGGTGCCACGGGGCGACTGTCCCGCGCCCAGTGCCCGGAACGAGCAACCGCACTTGGCAATGAACTCACCTGCTTCCCAGTGGCCGGCCACCACCTGTTCGCCGTAGTCGTTGATGATGCGTAGGTTCTTTTCCAGCTGCATCATAAAGGGCAGCATCAGGCGGCAGGCGTTGTCGTAGCTGTTCGACACCATCAGGAAGTTGCGGATCTTGCCAGTGAGGGCCAGATGCAGCACCTCAAACATGGAACGTGCGGACTTGGCCAGCTCGCGGCTCCATGCCCGCACCTCGTACCAGCGGCGGTGCGCCAACAGGCGTTTGGTGGCCGCAATGTGGAACGGTGCGGGTTCAGCGGTGCAGTACTTTGGGAAATAGTATTTGAACCACTCCTCCGGATTGGCCTCAAGGTGTGCAATCCGCTTCTGTCGCTCTATCTCGCTTTCGGAGCTGTCAACCTCCACGTCGGAGATGAACTGGCTGTAGTATTCCTCCCAGTCCTTCAGCAGCTGTTTGTCGGTAGGTTTGCGTATCTTGGCCATATCACAGACAGGATTTGATGTAGGCGTTGAAGAGGCGGGCGACCTCCTTGCTGGTGTCGAACCCGGAGGTGCGGCGGACGAAGGAGAGGAACTCCTTTCCAGTGGCCATCTTCTCGGCAATGTTGGTTTCGGTTTCAAGGTTACGGATAGCGGCGGTGATTTTGAGGATGGCGTCCGCATCCTTGGATCCGGCGAAGTCCTTGCCTTCGTCACGCTCATCGATGGCGTCGTTCAGCCGTTTCAGCTGCTTGTAGAGACGGGCCAGCTGCTCCTCCTTGCCGACCAGCAGCGAGGTTTGGAGTTCCTCCCATTTGCCTTCCTTGACCCATTTGCATATTGTCACCTTGCTTACACCCACCTTCTCGGCAATCTCGGCCTGGGTTATACTTGAATCGTTCAAGTATAACTGGCGGGCGTAGTCCTTTTTCTGTTCTCTTGTCAGTTCTGCCATAGTTCCGTCTTAAAAAACCACGGCAAAAATAGTATGGAAACACAATGGAAACGGCAAATGCTGCAAAGGGGTATATGGTTATGGTATAGATATATACAAAATAAAAATATGTCGCTGACGGGTTATATTTTTGCCGCAGATTTTGATAAAAGCAATGGCAAAACAAAACAAGGCAAAGACGACGGAGAGTTTCGAGATGTACCTGTACGGCATCATCGGACGGGAAATGGACATTGACACCAACAAGCTGATCGCTGACATCGAGGCGAAACGCAAGGAGGGTGTGCGCTCGTTCACTTTCTATGTGAACAGCGACGGCGGCGAGGTGGCGCAGGGCAGTGCCCTGTTCAACTACCTGGACCGCACGGACGTGGACATCACGTGGGTGGTGGACGGCATTGCGGCCTCGATGATGGCCGTGCTGATCACCAACCCGAAGCACCGCGTGAAGGCCGCCCGCCACGCCAAGTTCATGTACCACCGCGTGAGCGGCTATGTGTATGGCAACAGCGATGAGACCCGCGCAGCCGCCGACATGATGGACAGCTTCGAGAAGACCCTTATTGAGATGATGGCCTCCCGTATCAACAAAAGTGCCGATGAGACCCGCAACCTCTATTTCGACGGTGTGGACCATTGGCTGAGTGCGGAGGAGGCGGTAGCTGCCGGTCTTTGCGATGAGATTGTGAATACCAATATGAATATCCGGGAGCTGGAGAACGTTACGGACGCCCGCAGCGCCTTCAACTTCTATAACAATCAAATTATTAACCTAAAACAACAAAAAATGGATGAAAAAGCATTTGCAGCCGCATTGAACATCAGCGAGACCTCCACGGAGGCCGAAATCCTTGCCGGAGTGCGTACTGCGGTGAACGAGAGAACGCAGCTCAGCCAGCAGCTTCAGGCTGAAAAGGACAAAGTCGCCAGTCTGGAGAACCGCGTGAAGGAGTTCGAGAAAAGCAAGGTGAAAGCCCTTGTTGATTCCGCCATCGCCGACAAACGCATCAGCGAGGAAGACCGCGAGGCCTACACCAAGCTGGCCGAGCAGGACTACGGGAACACCGAGAAGGTGCTGAACCGGATGAAACCGGTGGAACGTGTGAAGAACCAGCTTGAAAAGGGCTCCGTTGCGAAGGACGAAGCCGACTGGGACTGGGACAAGTACCACCGCTCCGGCAAACTGGAAAACCTGAAACAGAACAACCCCGCACGTTACGCCGAACTCTATGAGGCGAAATTCGGGCACAAATTGGAAAACTAAAACCTTAAAACAAAGCATCATGAAACGATTACAATTTATTTTGAGTTTATGCATGGCCCTGATGGTGTCGTGTTTCGTGGGTGCGGCCACCGCTCCCGTATTTGGCATAGCCACTTTCGTGGGTGCCAACTTTGTGCACATTCCCGCCGGTTCCTTGGGAATGGCCGTCACTCCGGAAATCTGGACTGATTATATTGTAGGGAACCTTTTCAAGGACAATGAGTTCCTCCTTCACTCCGTAGATGAGTCGCAGTATGTGATCGGAGGAACAGTGGTGCATATCCCGCAGGCAGGTTCGCCCAGCGGCGTGGAACGCAACAGAGCCTCGCTTCCGGCCACCATCACCCGCCGTATGGATGTGGACATCACCTACGCCCTTGACGAATTTACGACCGACCCGCGCTTCATCCCGTATGCCGACAAAGTGGAACTGAGCTACGACAAGATGGACAGCTGTATGACCGAGGATATGATGTACCTCCGCCAGCTGACCGCTGAGGCCATGCTTTACAACTGGAGACCCACCTACTTCATCAAGGCCACCGGCACGAAGCACGCCAACAACACCATCCACGGATCCAACCTGCGTACAGGTGTCACTGTGGCGGATTTCTCCAAGGCGAAACTCATCTTCGACAAATGGGGCATCCCCAAGAGCGACCGCTATGTGGTTCTCAACTCCGAAATGTACGAGCAACTCTGCTCTGACGTGCGCAGCTCGAACAACGACCGTCTGAACGCCATTTACGATCACGCGAATGGCAGACTTATCAAGCTGGAAGGTTTCAGCATCGAGGAACGCGCCACCACCCTGCTTGCTTCCAACTCCACCCTTACGGCTGTGAGCGGTCAAAAGTACTTCCGCTGGACTTCCACCGACCTCACCTATACTGTGGAGCAATACGAAGCCATTGAGCACGGCACGCAGGCAGGAGGCACCACCGACTGTTGCTACGGCCTGTTCTGGCATCCGGTGTGCGTGGCTCGCGCCATGGGCTCCACCGAGATGTTCGTCAACGAAGGAGACCCCACCTATTATGGTGACATCTACAGCTTCCTGCAGCGCCTCGGCGGCCGCGCCCGCCGCGCCGACGGCAAGGGCGTTCTCGGACTGATCCAGGAATACCACGCATCATAACATCAGGGGCGTGGCGTGCCGCGCCCCTAACATAACCAGAACCATTTAAAGAAAGGAGAAACAATGTTTATCAATAAGAAAAACGGGGCGAGCTACGGTTTCGTGGCCCCCGAAATTAAAGCCGACAACGGCAAAAAGATTGAGGTGCAGTTCCCGACCTTCGAGGTGGTGAATGTGCAAACCGTGCAGGGGGCTGATAGCGTATTCGAGGCCCTCGTCAATGTGGAACGCACGGAAACCCTCTTGGACCTTGGTGAATTTGCAGATAACAGCGGAGTACGTCTTACGGTAAATAACTCCAAAGACCTTCAGAGAGGTTCGCGCCTGCTTGTCAAGTTTAAGGGCGAAGGCGTGAAAGTGGCGGTCAATGGTAAATCCCCATTCCTGTCGGAAGGTCTCGTTATGTGCTACGAGATGGTATGGGACGGCAACGACTGGTATCCAGTGACAGGTCTTCTCATCGTGAGCGAAGAGAAGAATCCGCTTGACATCATTCAGGATGATAGTCTGGAGGGTTCAGTCAGCGTGGATGTGGACACGGAACATGCACTCTGTACTCTGGTGGATTTCACGAAAGGGGAACTTACCGGAGCCATCACCCTTGTGGCAGCGCCTACCTGTATTGTTACCGGCGCACGCCTGATGGTGAGATGGATTAACGGTGCGACCAAGTACGACGTGACCCTGAAGAGTGATGCCGACACCACCTGCGCCACCCTTACCGGTATTGCCAGCACCACCGTGTGCTACGAACTGGTGTGTGACGGCAGCACGTGGCAACTGCTTCAATAGTTAAAAGTTGAGAGTTAAAAGTTAAAAGTTCAACTATGGCTATACCGAGGGGCATACGCAACAACAACCCGCTGAATATCCGGTGCAACGGGGACCACTTCCAAGGGGAGGTGGTTCCCGGAAGCGACCGGGAATTCAAGCAGTTTGTGAGTATGGCCTACGGCTACCGCGCCGCGTTTGTAATACTTGGCACCTACCTCGCCAACGGTCGCAATACGGTGGAGAAGATCATCAGGGCGTGGGCGCCCCCCACAGAGAACAACACGGAGGCCTATATCGCCAACGTGGAGAAACGCAGTGGCGTGGGGAGACATAAGGCGCTCACCGCCGACTCGGGCGGCGACTACCGCAAGATAGTGGCCGCCATGAGCCACTGCGAAAACGGCATCCCCGCCGTGATGAGCGACGTGGAGGCGGGATTCCGGTTGCAACGGAAAATTGAAAACTGAAAATTGAAAACTAATGGAGATATTCGCTATCGTATCGGGAATTTTGAACCTCGTGCTGACGAGCGGCATCATTGTGACATTGGCCACCCTGCGCAGCCAGCGTGCCAAGGCACAGGAGGAGGCCAAGAGCCTCGCCCTCGACAACGACAAGAAGGTGAGCGATATGGTGAACGAGTATTTCGTGGAACCGCTTAAGAAAGAGATTACCTCGCTGCGCCGTCAGGTGTCGCGCCTGACACGGGCCATTGAGAAGATACAGTCGTGCCCCCACTCGGCCGACTGCCCGGTGAAGGACGAACTGGAGGAAACGGAAAACAGAGAATTGAGAATTGAAAACTGAAAACTGAAAGGCAGGAAACATTATGAAAACATGGTTAAAGATAATGATTGTCGCCCTGATGTGCACCAGCATCGCTGTGATGAGCGTGCTGTATGCCGAGAGCCACAGACATGTGAAGACACTGAAGGCACAGGTGACGGAACAGAGCGCGATCATCGACAGCCTGCTGAAGCGCAGGATGACACTGCTGGACGTGGAACTGTACGTGACCGACAAGAGCCGCAACATCGTGTACGGTCGCAACAACAAGGGCACCATTACGATGCCGCAGGAACGCAAGTACATCCTTGAGGTGGACAGCGCAAACGTCAGAATTAAAAACTGAAAATTGAAAACTGAAAATGGCAAAGAAGACCAAAAAGACCGAAACCACAGCACAGCCGCCGGCCGTCATTCTCCGTGAAGGGAAATGGGTGACCGCCGACGGCCTGTGTTTCAATACGGCCACCAAGGCGTGGAACCACGTGAGGGAGATGGAGGCAGAGAACACCACCCCCACAGAACCCGAACAAAACACAACCCAAAACGAATAGAAAATGAACGACATCAAATTCACCAAAACCAACGGCGGCATGGGCAGAAAAGCCGCCAACGAGGATCCTATCAGCGGACTGCTGATGCTGCTTCCCGAACTGGTAGCCTCAGACCTTACCAGTGAGAGCGGCGAACGTTACTTCACCACTATTGAGAAGCCCGATGGCACCCACGACCTCTATGTAGCCAAGTTGCGCTATCCTGAAGAACTGGCTTCGCTCGGAAACGGCATAGTGGAGCAGGAACTGTCAGACCTGTATGCCGACAACACAGCGGATCAGTACAAGGCGAAGGCCGCCGGAAACGCGGTGGTGTACCATGTGAAGGAGTTCTTCCGGATGAACCCCGAAGGTACGCTGTACCTTGGCATCAAGATCGGCGGCGATTTCATTGCCGCCGCCGACATTGAAGCACTCCAAAACTGGGCGGGCGGAAGCATACGACAGTGCGGCATTTTCACCACAAAATTGGACGGACAAATTGACAAATACCAAGAGAAATGCGCTGACCACACCCTCCACTCAGCAAGCGACCTTGAACGCGAACACAAACCGCTGAGCCTTGTCTGCACCACCAATGGCTGCACCATGACGGTGGTTAATCCTAATGATACTTCCCCCAGAGACGCCGTTCTGTCATTTTCTCATGGCGCAGAATCACCTTACAAATTAACCGAACTCACTGCCGGCAACCAATTTAGTGCTGCAGGGCGGTGCAACGTGTCGATGCTGGTGGGCTGCGACCTTGACCCGGAACTGCTCGGCAAGCTGGGACACTATGCCTACTACGGCTGCATCGGCACCTGCCTCGGTGCGGTGAGCAAGGCAGCGGTGCATGAGTGCATCGCCTGGGTAGGCAATTTCCCGTTGGGACTGGTCGTACCCGGCCTCATCTGCGACAAACCTATCAGCGAGGTGAGTGACAATGATCAGGATCTGATCCACAAAAACCGCTACATCTTCGTGCGTACCCACGTGGGCAACGCCGACAACTTTTTCAACGACAGCCATACGCTGGACGTGGTCACCAGCGACTATGCCTACATTGAGAATGTGCGTACCATCGACAAGGCGTGCCGTGGCATCCGAGCCAACCTGCTGCCGTACCTGAACAGTCCGCTGAAGGTGGATGCCGAGACCGGCAAGCTGGACGCGCCCATGGTGGCGTTCCTCGAGACCACCGCTGGCAAGGCGCTGGAGGATATGGAGAAGGCCGGCGAACTGAGCGGCTACCGCGCCGAGATCGACCCGGACCAGAACGTGCTGGCCACCTCGCAGGTGGAGGTGATCGTGAAGAATGTGCCGATGGGCGTGATGCGCAAGGTGCATGTGAAGATTGGATTCACCAGCTCGTTGAGTTAAAAGTTAAAAGTGGAGGCGCACAGCCGTGCGCCTCAAAACCAAAAACCAATAGTTATGAACGGAATACCATTGATTAACGGAATTGAGTACAGCTGGGGCGACATTCAGTGCCTCATCAACGGAAGCATGGTGACAGGCATCACCGGCATCGAATACAGCGACGACCAGGAAGTGACCGAGAACTACGGTGCGGGGCGCTATCCCGTGAGCCGCAGCAAGGGCCGTATCACCTGCACCGGCAAGGTGACGCTCTACGCTTCGGAGGTAAACGCCCTGACGAAGCTGACCGCCAACGGACGGCTTCAGGATTTGGCTGCCTTCGACATCATTGTCTCCTACGTGCCCGATGAGGGCGGCGTGGTGGTGACGGACAGACTGCGCAACTGCCAGTTCAAGAAGAACTCCCGCTCGTGGAGCGAGGGCGACACCAACGAGACGGTGGATCTCGACCTCGCCATCAGCCACATTGAATGGGGAAAGTAACCAACCATAAAACGATAAACTATGACCAAAGAAGTTGAAATCATTGTAAAGGACGGGGATAGCGAATATTCCTGCAAAGTGAAACGCCCGGACATTGCCACGCTGAGCCGTGTGAACAAGTTGAGCAAGACCGACGAGGTGCTGGCGGCACAGGAGCTGCTGAAGGGCTGCTGGGTGAGCGGCGACGCTGAGATTCAGACCGACGCCTACCTGATGATGGCCGCCGTGGCAGAACTCGGTACGCTGAGCAACGGCGTGAAGGCGGAACTAAAAAACTGATTGAGGCATTCACCATCAGTTCCGACGGCGACCCGCAGTCGGAACTGATGCGGATGAATGCCCTCATCCGCTCCAATCTCGGACTTGATACGGCGGAACTGTCAACGGAAGAATTTGCGGAAGCCTACTGTCAGGCCATCTGGTTAGAGGAGTTCCGGCTACGGAACCACGCGGAACTGCTGGCCGCTATGTTCGGGAAAGGGAAGAAGGGAGACTGTTAGTGCATCATACCGGGCCACCAAAAACCTCCTTTGTCTCCTCCAAAAAACTTGCGGCAAAAGTCATCTATCTTTTTGCTGAATGGAGAAAGAAAAATCCATACCAAGAGAACAGAAATCCATACTGCTCCAACAATTACCAAAGCCCAACCTATAATAAAAGCAAGAATATCAATAAGAACATCCATTGTTGATAGATTTAACGTTGCAAAAATAGAAAAAAATCCGACACAATGAACAATGTCATCAACTTTACAGTAAATATTAATGGGAATGCCACACAGGTGTCCGTTGAGCTGAACGACACAGTGCGTAATCTCGTGAGGTCGGTGACAGATGCCAGCACTGCGTTTGACGGGTTGGGTAAGAAAGCATTCTATTTGGATTCCATCACCAATATTGTCAATAAGGCATCACAAGCATTCGGAGCGCTTGTGGGTTCATCAATGGATTTTGAGATGCAGCAGGCGAACCTTCGGACACTGCTGAACGGCGATGCGAAGGCTACCGAGAATCTTGTTAAGCAGATACGGGAATACGGAAAGGCTACTGTGTATGACAAGAGCGGTCTGATAGAGGCACAAAAGACGATGATGTCCTTCGGTATCGAGGCAGAACGCGCTTTTGGAAAGTTGAAGCAAATCGGTGACATTGCATTGGGCGACAAGCAGAAGATGCAGAGTCTTGCGCTGGCGTTCTCGCAGATGAGCAGCACTGGTAAACTGCTTGGCCAGGACTACAATCAAATGGTGAATGCCGGTTTCAACCCATTATTGATTATCAGTGAGAAGACTGGCAAAAGTCTTGCAACATTGAAAGAGGAAATGGGAAAAGGCAAAATCACCGTAAAGCAGGTGGAAGAGGCCTTTGAGGCCGCCACTGCGGAGGGCGGCTTGTTCTTCAAGGGTGCGGAGACTGCAGCTGAGACCACCGCCGGCAAAATTGCAAAAGTAAAGGACAACATTGAGGATTTCAAAATAGAGCTGTTTGAGGCGACCCACGGTGCAACGGCGTGGATTGCAGAGATAGGCAATATGATGACTCCCATATCAATGATGTTCCCGCTTTTTTCAACTATATTCCAGAAAATCGGTGTTTTTTCCCGTTCCATTAAGTCAGCGGGAGGATTGTTCTCTTATCTGAAAATCAAAGGAGTGCTCGCCCTGACATCCATAAGTGGGTGGATCACGCGAATGTTAAATCGGTGGCTCTCTTTTGTAGGCACTTTTTTCAAATGGATAGGAAAAGTTATCTTGGGTTTTGTCAATATGGGAAAATCCATCAGAGCTGCGGGCGGATTGTTTCCGTGGTTAAGAAAGAAAGCGAATTTCGCAATAAATAATGTGATAAGAAGTCTGAATAGGGCGAAAATAAAACTTAAAGAATTGCGAGGAAGTATAATTCATGCTGGCGGTTTTTTCCCGTGGCTGGCCGTGCAAGCAAAAATTGCCTGCAATGCCATAGGAACAGCCATCAAAGGAATCCCCGTTATCGGCTGGATTATTGCGATAGGCACGGCTGTCACCGCACTGTTTGCCATCCTGTACACCAAGTTCGAGGGATTTCGCAACTGGTTAGATGGTGTCGGCTCCCTTGTGGTTATGCTTCTCGGACCGTTCGGTATTCTGATCAATCTTGTCACTTCCTTCATCAAGCACTGGGAAAGTGTAAAACAGGCATTCACAGCCGGTGGCATCATTGCCGGACTCAAGCGCATCGGCTTTGTAATTATTGATGCTATGTTGAAACCTGTTCAAGCGTTGCTTGAATTGCTGTCCAAGATTCCCGGTCTTGGCAAACTCGCCGAAAAGGGTAGCAAGTGGATTGGCGATATGAGAAACAATCTTGACGAAAAAACAAAAGTGGAGGTGCTGGAACCAGAGGCGGCAGGAACGAAAGTGGAAGATGCAAAGAAAAAGACGACTGCCGGCACGCTCGGCAATACCGCCGGCACGGTGGCAGGCAAAGCGCAGCAGATCCATATCACCCTCGGCAATATGGTAGGCACGATGAACTTCAACGGCAACCTGCGTGAGAACGCCTCCGATGTGGAACGGCAGCTGACAGAGATGATGGCCCGGATATTGGGTATGGCGGAAACAGCGGCGTGATGTACCGCACCACCAAAGAGAAAAGACGATGATAACAGAGAAAATCATACCGAATGTAACCCTTCTGCCCGCCACGATGGCGTTGCAGTGGAGGTACGGCCGTTCCGGTCTCAGACCTGTAGTTCTGGCGAATGACCGGGCAGGTGAGGAGGTTTCCATCGGCGATGCCACGGAGGGCACTCCCTATCCGCTGGTGTCGGGGAAAGACCTGTACGGTAACGACCTCATCGTACCTATAACCATTAAGGGGCCTGAGGATGAGATGTACTTCCCGGAGGCCGTGGTGAACATAAGCCGAAACCGCACCATTGTGGCCACTCCTGTGCTGAACGGAAAAGGCACCGTGAAGGAGATGATTACGGAAGGAGACCTGAAGGTGAGCATCTCGTTGGCAGTGATGGCAACAGCGGGTCTTGCCGGCGATTACGACGGGCACGCCACGCGGTTCTACGACATCTATCCTTACCTTGGTGTGAACCGCTTGCGGAAACTGTTAGACACTCCAGACCGCCTTGACATCGTGAGCGACTTCCTGCAGCTCTTTGATTTGGATGGCGGCTCACTCGGAATCGTGATAGAGAGCTACTCCGTGAACCAGACCACCCACCAGAACCGGCAGGTGTTCGACATACAGGCGGTGAGCGACTACGACTACGATCTCTTAATTGAAAATTGAAAACTGAAAATTGAAAAGTAGGGACACACCTCGTGCGTCCGATGAGAAAATACTATGTATCTGCTGAATTGGGACATACGGATAGGGAAATACAAGGTGCAGACCTTGAAGGAGGTGAAGATCAAGACCTCGGTGCTGAACCTAAGCGACACCGCCACCATTGAGATGCCCGGACAGTACCTCAACACATGGCGTATGATCGAGGATAAGGTGAAAACAGGCGACGAAGTGACCATAAAGCTGGGCTATAACAACGACCTTGAAACAGAATTTACAGGGTATTTGAAACGCATTGCAAGGGACAACAATTCGCTGGTCCTGGAATGCGAGGACTCCCTTTACCTGATGGACAAAACGGTGGCGGATATGGAGTATAAGCAGATAAAGCTGGAGACATTGCTGAAGAAGATAACGGCGCAGGTGGACCCGGAAATAAAACTGGAGTGCGACTACGACTTCACCTACGAGAAAATGGTAGTGTTCAAGAGCACCGCTCTCGATGTGCTGAAGAAGATACACAGCGACACCAAGGCCAACATCTGGTTTGAGGGGAAGACACTTCATATACATCCGTGCTATCAGATTCAGAAAGGGGATAAGCCTGTTATCTATGACACTGAAGTGAATGTGCAGAGCAACGAGCTGAAGTGGAAGGATAAGGTAGATAAGAAGGTAATGGTGGAAGTGAAATACATTTCCCCAGAAGGAAATCTCACAAAAGAAGAGTTTGGATTTGCAGGAGGTGAGAAAGTAACCAAATATGTGAATACTAGTAACAAAAGCGACCTGAAGAAGGCCGCTGAAAACGAGTATAATTTATGGAACTACAGCGGGTATGAGGGGAGTTTTACGGGATGGCTTATCCCTGTAGTGAAAGCAGGAGGGAGTGTCCGCCTGCGCGACAAAAAGAGGGAGACTGACGAAACCTACTACGTTACGGGCGTAGAGATAGAGTTCGGCCAAAGTGGGGCGAAGAGAAAGGTGACACTGGGAAGAAAGTTAAGTTAGTGTTCGACGTACCCCCAACAACCGGCATTGGAACGGTTTTGGATGAACCTGACAGTGCAATCTTCGTGTTCTTTGACATAACGGATGATGAACTTCGCTTTAGAGCGGTCTGAGACAAAACGCCATTCCCCGCAGTCCTGCGGTTTGTCGGTAGTTTTGTATATTGAAAATGTGGCGGGCGAACTATTAACGACCTTTACACATATATCTACAGGCTCTTTTGGATCTGTTTCGACATATACGTCTCCGAATGCCATAAAATAATGAGTGACACTGGCATAGTAGCGAGTAACATTGCATCCGTCAATCTTTATTCTTTGTGCGTTCAAAGCGAACAGAGAGAACATAAACAAGAAAATAAACAAGAATTTCTTCATAGCAGGAAATTTCGGCAAAAATAGAAAAAATATGGAACCGTTGAGCGAGATCAGGAAAAGTATTCAGGGAATGGTCAAAGGTACAGGAAAGGCCGGCTGCTTCACGGCCAAGGTGAAGGCAGTGGACGACGACACCTGCTCTGTGGAACTGGACGGCCTCACCCTCACCGATGTGCGCCTGCGTGCCGTGGTGAATGGTGAGAACAGCAAGATACTGGTGACCCCGGAGACGGGCAGCTATGTGCTGGTGGCCGACCTCGCGGGCGACCTCTCTCAGTTAGTGGTGGTCGGTTACAGCGAGGTGAAGAAGATTGAGGTGGATACCGACAAAATCATATTCAACGGCGGGAACAATGAAGGACTGATACAGATAAAGGAACTGACAAATAAGCTGAATGAACTGGTTAATAAATTCAATCAGCACACCCACCCTGGTCAATTCAGTGGAATGATTGGATCCATCTCTGTATCAGGTACTATTGAAGCTACGTCAATTCCAATGCAGATACCTGAGCCTTTTTTTGTAAAATCCGATTATGAAGACACTAAAATAACCCATTAACGATGAAAGGCATACTGATAGATGATGACGGGAATCTGGTGATTACAGGCGGGCATGTGACCGTGGGCGACAACCGC